GTTTCAATTTTTTGTATCCTAATTTAAAGTGTAAAGGGGGTTTTATATTATGGGAAAAAGAGGAGTACAGAAATTACCTCAAGAAATAAAGATTGCAAGAGGTACACTCAGGCCATGCCGAGAGATGGAGAACCAGATGCAAACAAATAAACTCGAAGCAATTCCAACACCTCCGAAAGACTTTGATAAAAAAGCGATTGAAGTTTGGTGGATTTCAACAAATGCCTTATTTAATATTGGGTTGTTATTTGCTGAGGATATCCAGAAACTTGAGCAATATTGCCGGTATTGTTCGATAAGTTTGAAAGCTAAAAAGATGTTAGATAAACAGGGGATAGTAATTGAGGAGGTTAATCAAGGCGGCCATGTTTACCATGCTAAAAATAAATGGTGGTCGATAATGTTGGAGGCGGATAAGCAAATGATTAAGCTATCTCAGGAGTTTGGATTCAGTCCAGCCGCCCGAACAAAGATTTCTATGCCGGGAAAGATTGACAATGATATGGATAAACAAATGTTTGGATGAGATATTACTTTGACAAAGACACAGCAGATAAGGTTGTCGGTTTCATTGAGAATTATTGCAGTCATGTCAAGGGGGTAATGGCTCGGAAACCTTTGATACTTGAGGACTGGCAAAAATCAATAGTCCGGGATTTGTTTGGATGGAAAAAAGAAGATGGTACACGCAGATATAAGGTAGCATATATTGAAGTGCCTCGAAAGAACGGAAAGACTACATTGGCCGCCGCCATTGGATTAGCTTTATTATTTATTGATGGTGAGGATGGCGCTGAGGTTTATAGCGCAGCAGCAGAAAGAGATCAGGCGGCAATCAGCTTTGAGATAGCCAGCAATATGGTATTGAATAATAAGAGCTTGAATGATCGCGGGCAGGTATGGAAGAAGTCAATAGTATATGGATCGAGTTTTTACAAGGCAATATCAGCAGATGCAAATACAAAGCATGGGTACAATTCACATGGTATTATCTTCGATGAGTTGCACGTTCAAAAGAATAGAAATTTATATGATGCCTTGCAAGGGGGGACAGCCAGCAGATCCCAGCCGATAACATTTATAATCACCACAGCCGGCATCCGTAAAAAAGGAGAATTCGCTTGGGAGATGCACGAATATGCAAGGCAGGTAAAAGAGGGATTAATCAAAGATGATTCATTCTTACCTGTTATATATGGATGTGATATTGATGATGATCCATTCATTGAAAAGAGCTGGAAATTAGCTAATCCAAATTATGGTATTTCGGTTACAAAGGAATACATGAGGACTCATGCTAATAGGGCAAAAAATGAAATGAGCTATCTGAATAATTTCAAAAGATTCCATCTTAATATATGGGTATCTCAGGAGTCGGCATTTATCAAGGCAAACGACTGGGATGCGTGTAATCTTGAACCGGTGAATGAGGATATATTCAAAGGGATGCAATGCGTGGCCGCGTTGGACCTTGCAAGTACGAGGGATTTCACAGCGTTGGTATTAGCATTCAAAGATGATGATATTATTCACCTGATGCCATTCTTTTGGATTCCATCGATGACAATGAATGACCGGCGGAATGCTGAGCAGGTCCGGGCATGGGTAGATCAAGGATATATCATTGCTACTGATGGGAATATTACTGATTATAATTTCATACAGGCAAAGATTACTGAGCTATCCAGCACTTATAACATCACTGAGATTGCATACGATCCTTGGAATAGCACGCAGCTCGTAACAAATTTAATTGATGATGGTGCAAATATGATTGAGTTTAGACAGGGATTTGTGAGCATGAGTCCTGCAACAAAAGAGCTTGAGAAATTAGTATTGCAAAAGAAATTGAATCATGGAGGCAATCCGGTATTGTCATGGATGGTAAATAATATGTCACTCAAGAGCGATCCGGCTGGGAACATTAAACCCGATAAAGACAAATCCAGTGACAAGATTGACGGAGCTGTGGCATCGGTTATGGCAATAAGTCGGGCGGTATTCTCATGGGAGGAAAAAACAATCAGCATATATGAACAGGATGAATTATGATACTTAATATATGCACTGATGACTGGGCGAATTTCGCCTATGATAATCACAAAGCAATGCAAGCGGTGGGGATGAATTCGTTATGTGTTAAATTAAAAGCTCATGATTTCGGATACAAAGAACAGGCAAAAGTAGTATCAGTTGATCGATTAAAGGAGCTGATATATGCAGCAGATATTGTGCAAGTATTCCATTCTGATAAGTGGATGAGGCAATACACAATAGGTAAAAGGGTAATAGTATATCACACCGGCACATTATACCGGCGGCATCATTCATTTATCAATGACCACTGGAGGGATGCAGTATTGCACGTTGTTTGTTTAGGCGAATTTTGGAAACTGGCCCCAAAGAATAAGACATACATAGTTGGCGCGATGGAATTGGATGAGGAGTTTACTGATTGCATCCATCCGATTAAGATAGCACACTATCCCAGCAGCCAAAAAATAAAGGGTAAAAAAAAAATTATCAATATGATTAGCGGATTAAGTTCAGCAAAATATTACTTTTGTTGCGATACAAATCAGGTTGAATATAATAACCAGTTGGACCGGATGAGTGATTGTGATGTTTATATTGAAATGTTTCAGATGATGTTAGCTGGCAAAGAGTATGGTAGTTGGGGGATCACAGCACTGGAGGCGGCATGTATGGGTAAGATAGTGGTTACAAATGGGATGAATCAGGATGTTTACAAAGACCATTATGGAGATTGCGCACTCCAGATAGTAAATACGGAGGATGCATTCAGAGATAAAATAAAAGAATTAATAAACATGAGCAGCGATCAATTAAAAGGATTGCAAATATATACAAAGAAATGGGTTTCAAAACATTCATATTTGGCGACAGGAAAAAAAATAAAAGCCATACATACAGAGATAAGTTAAAAGAATTCAACAGCACTGTAAAGTATCAGGTTGAGATGCAGTTCTTTAAGCAATTCATGAATATACAAAAGAATGACAGGATTCTTGATTATGGATGTGGAGTAGGTACTATGGTTGAATATCTAACCTCTATAAGTAGGGGGGATGTGTATGGGTTTGATGTGAGGCCATACTTCGACAAAGAGCCCTTTTGGTTTAGAACGGAGTATTATTTCACATTTCATAAAGTATATTTCATGCACTCGATAGCTCATATCGAATCACTGGCCACGAGATTAATTGAATTAAAAGAATTGCTCGAGCCAAATGCTGAGGTATTTGTATTGACACCCAATAAATTATGGCTCGACAATATGATAAATTCCAAATACAAACCCGACCCCACCGTTGTAAAACATAGGACTCAGGGCGAATTAACTGATGTATTTCAATCCGCTGGATATAGAGTAACAGGATCTGGTCAGTTCGGAGTCTGTGATTGCGGTCAAAACGAGAGGATATTTTTGAGATGTACAATATAAATTTAATAATAACGACATATAACAGGCCGGAGATGTTGGATTCTTTACTCGGTCAGATTTACGAGCAGATGCCGGAGGGGTTAATTGTACAGATCCACAATGATGGAAGTGTTAAAGATTATGCGGATGTGATCCGTAAGTATTACAAGATGATGCAGCTCCGGTATTTCGGGCATAATCATTTTGGTAAAAAACGATATTGGGAATTGATCAATAAAGTCTTTTGGCATAGGGCCAGAGCGAAATATTATATAATGTTGCCAGATGATGACATTCTGGGTAGTGATTTCTTCACTGATATAATTGAAACGTGGGAGGGGATTAATCATCCTGACAAGATTTGCATGATGCCATCCATTAATATTGAGAGAAAGTGGGTGCCTTGTTGGACTGGGCAGATACCAATCAGGGAGGGAGCGGTCTATGATTGCGCCTATGTTGATATGCGGTTTATATGTAGGAATGAATTCTTTCGGGCAGTTGGCGAGATCCAGCCGATACCACTTACCAGATGGCAACATTCAGAGGAGCTCAGTACTGGAGTAGGTGCTCAGATCAGTCACATGTTGCATGATAATGGACTAAAGATGTATATAAGCGCAAAGGACATGACCTATCAAGTGGATCATCCTATGATGATGAATAAGAACGTAAAGGATAGAAAATGGTAACAGTAAATATTGCAACAATACCGGTCAGATCAAAGCAGTTGATTAATGCTGTAAAGTCATTATATTCTCAAGTGGACCGTATTAATATTTGGTTTAATGATTATACCACGCCGCCAAAGTGGGCTATTGATCAAAAGATCAGATACAGATGTTCGCGCAATATTGGGGATGCTGGTAAATTTGGATTCAATACAAAAGGATTTATGCTGAGCTGTGATGATGACATTATATATCCGACTGATTATGTAGAGCGAATGACCGGAGCCATTGATGGTAATGTTATTACTATTCATGGGAAGACATTCCGGACTCCTATCAAATCCTTTTATCATGGTAGTGATGTGAAGATCAGATGTGATGAGGAGCTGGTCGATAATACGATCATTCAAATTCCGGGTACTGGAGTAATGGCATGGCACACTGATACTATTCAATTTAGCCGCAAAGATTTCAAGCGCAAGAATATGGCTGATATATGGGCGGGTATCAAAGCAAAGAATAGAGGTATTGATGTGGTATGTATAGCCCATCCGCCGGCATGGGTGCAGTTGCAAAGCGTTGATGATTCTATTTGGGATCGTGCTCATTTAAAAGATTATTGGCAAACGAAACTGATTAATGATAATTTTTAGTAATTTTGTATAATATCTATAATCTCACACCATGAGTATATTTGATCGCATTGGTAATATCTTCAGGGCCAGTCCTGAGAATCCAAGCACTCCATTATCTAATCCGGCCAGTTGGTTAAGTGATCTATTTGGATCTACATCATCAGGAGTAACAGTTACACCAAATACAGCGATCGGATTACCGGCGGTATATTCAGCAGTTAGATTAATATCAGAATCGATTGCAATGTTGCCATTACAAATACATGAGGCAAAGGGGGATCTAAAGATATTGAGGCGCGATCATGCGTTATATAATTTACTAAAAACAAAGCCCAATCCATTTATGACTTCATTCCAGTGGAGGCAGCTGATGGTTAGTGATGTAGCATTATGGGGCAATCACTACTCACTGATCATGGAGCGGGATGGTACAGTGCCGACAAGCTTAATGCCTTTTCCAGCCAGAGAGGTAAAGGTTGCATTGAGTGGTGGTAAATTATGGTATGTGTTCAATACAACGGATGGTGAAAAAATATTTGATAGCTCGAATGTCATCCATGTAAAAGGCCTGGGGTTTGATGGTATCAGAGGCAAATCGGTTATATCATTGATGCGCGATAATATCGGTCTGGGATTGGCGGCTCAGAAAACTGGTAGTACGTTTTTCCGTAAGGGTATGAAATTGGATTATGCGATTGAGGGAGCTGGGCAATTAAGTAGGGAGGGGCTGGAGAATTTAAGAAAGACATTAGCACGATATGAGGGCAGTAATGGTGAAAAGACATTCCTACCCTTAGATATGGGAATGAGTGTAAAGCAAATCGGAGTACCTCCTGGTGATGCGCAATTCCTTGAGAGTCGTAAATTTTCAGTTACGGACATCGCTCGAATGTTTAGAATACCGCCTCCATTATTATATGACCTTGAGCGGGCAACATTCAGCAATATATCAGAAATGATATTGAGCTTTGTAAAATTCAGTCTTACTCCGATGCTGGTCAATATAGAGCAAGAGCTCAATGATAAGTTATTAATGGAACGTGAGAAAAATACAGTAAATATTGAATTCAATGTTGAGGGATTACTGAGGGGTGATATTAAGCAGCGTTCTGAATTTTACAAAACCATGATACAGAATGGATGTTTCAGTCCAAATGACGTATTGAAAAAGGAGAACATGAACGGATACATCGGAGGTGATCAGCATTACATCCCAGCCAATATGAATCCAGTATCCACAGGACCACAATCAAATGGTAAGGCATTACCTCAGGAATTAAAAGATTTACTAAATAACTAATACAAACACAATGGAATTAAGACATATAAACAGCTCACTGAAAGAGATCGACATTGAAAATCGTACAGCAGAATTCGTAATATCTGATAATACCCAGGACCGTCATGGCACTGTATTAGATATGGATGGATGGGATCTATCTAATTACAATAGAAATGGAATAGTAGGATACCAGCATGATGTGTATGGTGAGGATTCAGCAAATCCTGATAGTGTAATCGGAATCGGCAAAGCTGAGGTAAGGGATGGTAAATTGATTGGATCGGTTACATTTGAGCCGGCTGATGTCAATCCATTGGCTGAGAAGATATTCAGAAAGGTACAATTTGGAACGTTACGAGCCACATCAGTTGGATTCAATCCACTGGAGAAAGGCGAATTCAGAAAAGTCGAGGGATCTGATAATGAGATATATCATTATGGGAAGCGCGATTTATTGGAGTTTTCAATCGTAAACATTCCAAGCAATCCGAACGCTGTAAGGGGTCTGGAAAAGAAAGAGGCGGAATGTTTGACTATCCCAAAAGAGCCGGAGGCGGTCAATCTTTTGAATTTAAAGAAAAAGAATTTAGAATTAATCGAAAAGAATTTATAATTTTGTATAATCAATCCTACCTGCATTTAATTAAACAATCAAAAAAATGATATTAGAATCTAAACAATACAGGGAGGATCGAGCTAAAGCGTTAACAGATGCCAGAGCTATAATCGAACTGGCTGAAAAGCAAGGCAAAGACTTAACCACAGATCAGGATAAAGAATATACTCGTTATATCGAGGATGTTGCTGATCTTGACAAGAAAATTAAAAGAGTCGAAAAGTTGAACGAATTGAATGCTGAATCTGAGGAGAAATTACTCGAAAAGGCAATCAATACTGATACAACTACTGAGGAGCTGAAAGACAACTCAAAGAAGTATAGCGATGTATTCTGGAAGTCTATGAAAAAAGGAGTAGGATCATTGACTAATGATGAGCGTGTTATTTTCGAAACAAGAGCACAATCTGAGGGTACTGATTCTGAAGGTGGATTCTTAGTACCAAATGAATTCTCAGGAGAAATTGAGAAAGCACTAAAAGCTTATGGCGGAATGCGATCAGTTGCTAAGGTAATCACCACTGGGACCGGTCAAACATTAGATTGGCCAACTGTAAACAGCACAGCGATTCAAGGCGAATGGTTAGCTGAGAATGCAACAGCAGCAGATCAGGATGAAACTTTTGCAAATGTTACTCTAAGCAGTTATACTGCATCAAGTAAGATAGTAAAAGTAAGTCGTCAGCTTATGGCAGACAGCTTCTTCAATCTTGAGTCTTATTTGTCAGATGCATTGGCTGAGAGAATCGGTCGATTGACAAACGTAGGCTATACAACCGGCAACGGAGTATCCAAGCCAAGAGGGGTGAAGCATGATGCAACTCCAACAACAGCGGCCAGTGCAACAGCAATCACATTTGATGAGATCATTGATCTAAAGCACAATGTTGATCCAGCGTATAGAGCAAATGGTACTTGGATGTTTAATGACTCAACTCTGAAAGCGATCGCGCAACTAAAGGACACTACAAATCAGTATTTGTGGAGGCCAACAGTAAGCATGAGTGAGCCGGATCTTTTACTCGGACATCCGATTGTAATTAATCAAGATGTTGAGAGTATTGCAGCTGGAAATTATTCAGTTTTATTTGGAGATTTCCAGAAGTACATCATCAGAGATGTTGAGGGATTCACTCTATTGAGATTGAATGAGCGCTATGCAGACGCTTTACAAGTTGGATTCATTGGATTCTTGAGGACTGATGGAAAGGTAATTGATGCGGGCACTAACCCAATCAAAGCTATCCGACATCCTAATACTTAATAAGAATAGGGAGGGGCTAAAGTGGTTCATGCAGGTAGCACTGGCACCCCTCCTTAAACTTTAAAAGTTATGAAGATCAAATATATAGTTACAATGGCAGGTAGCAGCGTTATCAATATTGGTGACGTTGCCAATGTGCCTACTGAAGTAGGTGAGCGACTTATATCGAAAGGTTGTGCAGAAAAGATAGTTGAAAAGGTAACGGTCAAGAAAACGATCATTTCCAAATCAACAACTAAGAAGCGCAAATAATGAGTTTAGAAATAATCACAGCACCAGTAACAACTCCAATTTCAAGAGCTGAATTAAAGACGCATTTGAGAGTGGATACCACAGCAGAAGATGATTACATCGATACTGTTATACTGGCAGCGACTGATTATTTTGAGCAGAGAAGTTGGAGGCAATTAATTACAGCTACTTATGGTCTGTACTTAGATGCGTTTCCTACTGATTACATTGAATTTCCAAAAGCACCACTACAATCGATTACATCGGTTCAGTATATAGATACTGATGGAGTTACCCAGACATGGGCGGCATCTAAGTATGAAGTTGATTTGCGTTCTCAAGTTGGTAAGCTCAGGCCGGTAAGCGGTGAGGGATTCCCAGCAGTTGATGACGCATTTAATGTGGTTACTGTTACTTTCAAAGCGGGATATGGTGATGCTGGTTCTGATGTGCCTGATATTATTAGGGCAACAGTCAAGCTAATCGGTGCATATTTCTATGAGAATAGACAGAACATATATACCACTGGCTCAGTGAATGAGATACCAGTACCTGAGGCATTAGGACATTTGATCAATCAGTATTCATTGCGTGAATTCGTTTAAGATATTAGCATTCATTCCTATTTGGAAAAGGCCAGAGATCACCCGCCAATGTTTGGAGGGTATCAAGGCACTTGGTTTAGATATGTTCTGCGTAGTATCTGAGGATTGGGCCGAAGATATGGCAAAGGAATTTGGAGCGGAATATGTCAGGACTGAGAACAAACCAGTAGGCAGGAAATTCAATAAAGGATTGGAGGGAGTATTGATGTTGGCAAAAGATTATGATTATTTGATGACATTCAATTCAGATACATTGATTAATCCTAAGCTATTAAAAGTTTACGATTACTATATGAATGAGGGTATTGATCTTATTGGAGTTGATAAGGTTTATTTTATTGAGGATAAAAAAGCAAAATTTGTGGATTACAAATTACAAATAATAGGAGCCGCAAGATTGATCAGCTTCAAGTCATTGAGAAAAATTGCCAAGCGTATAAAGGTGAAATTCCTAAATAGTATCGCTGGCAGTCTTAATGGCAATGTTGGAGAGGAGCGATTCATTAACAAGACTCAGGCGCGAATGGGTGCAAAGTCTGGATTTCTTGAGATCATTGGAGAGGAGCGGGTGATGTTATGGGATGACAGTCTTAATAGTACCTTAGATAATAGCTCAAATAGAAAACTGATTTATGAGGGTGCATCCAATAAGTGTATTGATGTAGGGAAGTACCCCTATGTGATTGATTTGAAAAGCGATGTAAATATCTGGCAATTCGATTCCATTGAGGGGGAGGTTGCTAATTATAATTATGTGATGTCATGTTTAGTGGAAGATTAGATAGGCGGATAATATTTGAAGTGAAAACCACAGCGCGGAATAGTTATGGCGAGGAAACTACGAGCTGGGCCACATCATTCACCACATGGGCAAATGTGATTGAGATGAAAGGTAAGGAGGCATTCGAGGCCAGTCAATTAACTGATGTTGCGGATCTAAAGATAAAGATACGATACCGGACAGGACTGGGTAATGATGATTATCGGATTAATTACAATAGTAAATATTATGACATTTATTCATATTCGGAGTTGGGCCGACAGGATGGATTGGAGATATTCGCTAAACTATTACAAGTAACATGAGCAAGGATTTCGGCGTACATATCAAAGGAATGGAGGAGGTGCAAGCTATGTTTAAAGTTTTGCCAAAGCGACTGAATAATAAGATCACACCAAAAGCATTAAAAAAAGGCGCAAAGGTATTGATTAAGGCGGCAAAGACAAAGGTTGATACATCGATTACATTCCGGTTTAAGTCTGGCAAATCGGTAAGCTCGAAAGATGCAAAGAAAATTATATCAGTAGTAAGGGGAAAACCGGGCAATAAGTATGTTGTTGTTGGGGTGAAAGTTGCAAAGAAAGATCCGTTCTACAATCTTGGTAATTGGATGGAGTTCGGCACGTTGGCACACAGGACTGAGCCGCTACAAAAAGGCAGGAGTTCAACAGGTCAGGCAATGGCCAGTAAAGGTTTAGGATTGATAAAGCGACCATTCATGCGCCCAGCATTTGAGCAGACAAAGAATCAAGTCGCAAAGATATTTAAAGAGGAGGTATTGATTCAGATACCAAAAGAGGTAGAAAAGTTTTTAAAATAATGGAGCAGGCAATTTACGACATACTAAGCAATACCACAGCAATCACCGATATTGTAAGCACTCGGATATATCCATCCATTATACCACAGGGCGAATTATTACCAGCGGTTACATTCCAAAGGATAACCAATAGTCCAGAGGATTCAAAGGATGGAGTAAGCACATTGGATGTAATAACATTGGATGTTGATGCGTTCGGTAAGGCCTTATCTGAATTAAAAACATTAACGGATGCAATCCGCACAGCATTAGACAGATTCTCAGGCACTCGGGCGGGTATTGTTATTGATTCGATTCGATTTGTTACGGATCGCGATGTTTACGAGCAAAGCAAAGAGGTATATCATATTAATCAGGAATTTTCAATCAGACAAAAACTATAATATCATGAAAGTAATATTCGAGAAAAAACATAAAATGGGCACAAATGAATTCAAGAAAGGCGACAATGCAATTATAATTGATTCGCTTGGAAAAGAATTGATAAAGAAAAAGATTTGTATTCAAGATAAATTTGTAATTTTGCAAGAGGAGGCAACTCCAGAGCCGGTTGTAATACCAGCTAAAAAAGACTAAATTTTCCTACCTGCATATAAAATAAAAACTAAAAAAACATGGCAAGTACTGGCAAATTAAACGGCACAATTATGCTTTTATATGTTGATGGCACAGCGATCAGCTCAACAACATCGCATTCATTATCATTTGAAATGGCAACAAGAGATGCAACAACTAAGAGCTCCGCAGGGTATGAGGAGGTATTAGAATCAACACGATCATGGTCAATTGACTTTGATGGAATGGAGGCATTCGATGATACTTATTCTTATGAGGAGCTCAGAGCATTGATCTCAGGCAGATCACAGGTGACATTATTATTTAGCTCACAGGTATCAGGAGATCCGCAGTGGTCAGGTAGAGCGTATTTAACAAGCGTATCAATTGAGGCACCACTTGAGGAAACGATGACTTTCTCAGGCAGTTTCAAAGGCACCGGCGAATTAACAGCGACAAGTATCACATAATATGATCATTAGAATTGATAAAAAGAGATCGTTCAAATACTCATTGCGGTCACTCCGGGAGCTTGAGAAAGCACTTGGAGAGCCGCTATTTGGGGTGTTCTCAGATGAAAAAAAAATGACATCAATTGATGTGATGGTAAAATTTATCTGGGCCGGAATGATTGAGGATGAGGGATTGACAATTGAGGAGGTCGAGCAGATAGTACCACTTAATGAATTGACAAGAGTTATGACAGAGGCGGGTGCATTGCTCGGGGATTCTATGAGTGGAGATAGTAATGATGCACAAAAAAAAATGAAAATCAGCAAAGCATCATAAAATGGTTGGATGCAACAGAGCCCTATGTATATGTATATACATCGCTCAGGCCCGTTGATTTCATGGAGCTAACTATGCAAGAGGCATCCAAAGTGGTTGAGGGTATTGGAATAAAGATTGATAATGAGTATCAGATGTGGTTGTCACAGATGCGGATGAATAGATGGGTAGGCGCGATTAATTACAATTGTCATTCTAAAAGAACTAAAAAACCAGAGCAGCTATTCCCATTGCCAGAGGATCAGGGATCGATTGAAAAGAAACC